TATGCAACACGTTCTGCGATTAGGGCTTCACGGTCTGTTTTAAACTCATCCATTTCAGTTTTAATTGCTGTTGAAAGCATGTTATCCATGGCTTCTACAATTACTGATTTGTCGTGTTCAAACTTTTGTGCGAACTCTTCACGCAACTCGGCTGTTATCTCCTCTCTTGCTTCATTTATTTGTGCTTCCCAAGCCTCTGAAATTTGAGTTGAAACTTCTTCACTCAAAACATCTGACTCAAGTAGCCCAGCAAGGATTTCATTTTTTGCCATTGTTACTTCTCCTTCTCTTATTAAAGTTTAAGTTCTCTAATGAACTTAACTATTTCTTTAGACAAGTACTGTTGTGCAGACTTGTCGTTTTGAACATTTTGTGCTAGTTTCCATGTATCATAACCACCATTCATGTTCATTAATCCTTCGTATATTGCTTTTGGATATGCGTCCGGGGCACTTGGCTGTGCCACAATATCGACTGTAATAATTTCATAATTGCTCACGTTACCACTGTGGTCAACTTCACCAGAACCACGAGACGAGACACCTAAAGTGGCACCTGATTCGATTAGTGTTCTGATAATGTTACCCATTGGCGTAGGAACAATCTTTAGTTTACCAAAGCCGTTTGGACCATCCATCCACATATTTTCAATTATGTGTGAAACACGGTCAACGTTGACTGTCAATTCAGGTGGGTGGTCACACTCACCTAGAACTGGAAATCCTTCCTTGATTTTCGCTTGGACTGATTCCACTGCTCTTTTGATTTCTTTCACTGGGTATACTCGTTGGTTAGCATTCTTAACGTCACCTTGGACGAAAATGCCTTCCATGAACATACTCTTACTACCATCATCGCTTTCAACAATGCGTGATTGTACATTTGCTTGATTATGTGATAATCTTTCAATAAGAACTGTCATTGGTTTCTCCTAAAAAGAATTGTTACTTAGGCTTTGCTAGGTGCTGGCGCTTTTTTATTGCCAGGTACGTTAACATTACCCGTTTTCATGTCTTCTGCTTTTGCTGAACCGCCAGATGTGTTACCATCTACTTGTCCAACTGGTCCTGCGTCACTTTCGTCCGCACCACCGTCTTTTGCAACTGGTGAATCTTTATCACCATCTGCGCCAGGCTTAGCAGTTGCTGGAATAGAATACTCTTCCAACTTTTCTTCTGATTCTTCGTCTAAATCTTCAGTTGACGCTTCTTCTACTGGCTCTTCTTCAGTTTCATCTGCTTCTTCAACAACTTCTTCAACTGTCTCATCTGCTTCTGCTACTGCTTCTTCCATTTCTGGCTCTTCGATATCTAAATCAATTTCGCCTTCCATGTCGCCTTCTTCGCCTTCTTCTGATTCTGCTTCATCTTCGCCAGACATAATTTTTTCAAATTCTGCTTCTAGGTCAGATAATGCTGATTCTAAGTCTTCAACTCTGTCTTCAATTTCTTCAGCAGGTGCTTCTTCATCACTCATTTCTAAGTCATCTTCAGCCTCTTCATCTGAAACATCTTCATCATCAAAGATTTCTTCTGTTTCGATTTCGTCAGAATCTTCTTCGATATCATCGTTTAAAGATTCGACCTCTTCTGTTTCTTCAATTTCCTCAAGTTCTTCTTCTACAACATTGTCGCTTTCGTTTAAAGAATCCTCGTGGATTTGTCGTGCTTGTTCAACAACAAAGTCATGTAAAAGCGATTCCGCTTTTGCTGTCTCTTCGTTGATTAACAATTCTAGCACTTGTTCTAGTGTACTTCTTGACATTATAAGTCTCCTTAATAATATTTTCTTTAGTGCCACTACAATTGCGGCAGGGTTATAGAAAAGAACCGCTTTTACTATGTATAATAGTAATAGTGGGTTTCATACACAAGTATTTATAGGGATTAGATGAGTATATTGACAATATACTCGAAAATGAGTGATTTTTACGGTTTTCTCCGTAGAACCTAATTTATTTAGTAAAATTCAAGGTTTGTTAAAACTATACTTAATATTGAAAAATATAGAATTATAAGTCTAATTCGCCTGCACCACCTGACGGTGATGCATCATCAGAACCGCCATATTGCTTTTTGACTTGCTCATCTTCTGATGCTTTCTGAAACTTTCTGTACTCTCTTACCTTTCTAAGTTTAGAAAGGTGGTCAAGAGTCAACCGAATTTTGCGAGTATCTTCTAAATCGATAGCCGTAAAGTCGTCATCTTCAGGATTATAATTTTCATTTATTTCAATATATTTCATACTAGTATTTATGCATCCTCGTCTGTTTCTGGTTCTGCATTCTCATCACCAGAAATTACTGAGCCTTCAGCATCTTCGTCTTCTAAGTCATCAAAGTCTTCGCCGCTAGTATCAAAGTCACCACCTGTTGGTCCCGGTGAGGCACCTACGCCTTTAAGTCCGTCATCACTTCCTTTAAGTGGGTCATCAACATTGTTCTCTTCTTTCCATAGCATTGAGTTTTCTAAGATTTCTTCTTCAGATAATCCTAAGAAACGTTTCATTGCAAAACGTTTACTGATATAATCAGCCGCTTCTACACTCGTAAATACATTCATTGCTACTTGGTCTACTTCTGCTTGACGATACTTACCGAAGTTCTGAACAACATTAAATGATAAGTCAAAAGAACTACTTTCAATCGTAACACCACGGTGTTTTAAGAACATCTTAAATTCTTTATCTAGTTCTTCAACAATAAGTTGTTGTAGTCTTTCACAATATTTTGTAAATCTAAACTCTTGTATCATTGCTGTGCCAGTTCTACCATCGTTAAATGCAGAACCATTTGCATCCATACCACCCAAATAACTTGGTGGAACACGCAAACCTCTTAATAGTTTATCGTTAAAGAACTTCAAGTCATCAATCTGACCTAAGTTCTCACCACCTGGCAGTGTTTCAACTTTAGAACCACGACCCTCGGCTGTTTGAGCAAAGAAGTAATCTTCCATAATTGATAATGGATTGTATGCACTATCAACAACGTTAGCACCACCACCAGTTTTAGATGGGATTCTACGTTGATGAATTTCATTCTTAATACGTTCTAAGTGTTGACGTGCTTTATGAGTTGGCATATCACCAACATCAATATAAAATACTCTACGTTCTGGCGCACGTTGTACACGATAGATAATGATAGAGTCTTCTAGTAATTCTTTTTGCTTATATACTTTAAATACAGGCTCAAGCATACTTGTGCCGAAAGGCCAGTATTGGTCGATACCTTCACTTAAAGATACATGAATAACATGCTTGGCATCAATTGCCGTTGTAGTCACATCATGTGCGAAACGTGAACCTTCTGGAGCACCAGAAGAATAACTTTGTTGCATACCAGCAGTTGAGTTAGGAATACCCATCTTTTGGTTGCCTGTCTGTGATAATTTAACTGTGTCTGCTGTAATGTTAAGACTTTGCATATTGATGTCTAAATCTTTAATATAATATGCTTCAATCTTTTTACCTTTGCCTTCATTTACAACAACTTTTTCAACTTTTGATGGATTTACCCAATATAGTTTATATGTTTCTGGGTCTCTTACGAATAATTGGTCACCATATTTGACTGTATTTCTAAAAATTCTAAAAATACGTTGATTCATTTTATTCATTGAACACCACTGACGTAGTGATTTTTGAAGAACTTCGTTTTCAGTAAACGATGGGTCATCATTGTATTGAATGTTAAATGGTAGTTTAGTAGTTTCACTAAACAACGTGGAAAATTCTGCGATTGTGTCTAACGCCGCATTAACTTCTGAATCCATGTCCATTTGGTCATATTGCCCATATCTTTGGGCTCTATTGGGTTGTCCCATATAGACTTCTGGTAGCCAACTGCTATATTTTGAACTCGAAGCATTGTTTGATGCTGGTCCAGATTCTACGGATGGGCGCGGAACACCATCATATGTTTTAAAGTACTTTTTCCAAGTCATAATTTTATCCTAATTCTATTTATATTAACATATCCTGTGTTCATTGTCAACCCTATCCTATATCTAATTCTCACCCAACTGATTTAAAAGTTGTTGAAGTGCGCCCAACGTCTTGTCTAGAGTTAATTTG